CAGACACACAGCCCTCACCATGGAGGTTTACGCACCGCTCTTTGTCGCAAGACAGTGGTGGAAGTATGCAGTAGCATCCACACATGTTGATGATCAAAACGGCTGGAACGAATCTTCTAGGCGTTATATCACAGAAGATGAACAGTTTTACATTCCGCTCTCAGATGAATGGCGTAGTAAGCCAGAGAATAGTAAGCAGGGTAGCGGAGAGCCAATTGATGAAGAAAAAGGTGCTTGGTATTTTGAGAAGCTAGTTCAGACAGTAGCATCTGGCACTAGCCTATACCATCAGGCAATGGACGATAATATCGCTCCAGAGCTTGCTAGGCTATTCCTACCAGCGTATGGAATGTATGTGCGTTGGCGTTGGACAGCCTCTCTACAGGCCATCATGACTTTCCTAGACCAGCGTCTAGAGCATGATGCACAGTGGGAAATTCAGCAGTATGCAAAAGCAGTACGTGACTTGACAAATGAAGCATTTCCACGTACAATGGAACTATACAAAACATTTAAGGAGACAAATGATTAAGCCATTAGAAGATAAGGTAGTAGTAAAACCAATTGAGGAATCTGAGAAGACAAGTGCAGGTGGTTTGATTATTGCAAATGTAAATAATGAGAAGCCAACTGAGGCTATCGTTGTTGCAGTGGGTCCAGGATTTACTGCTGCAAATGGTGACAAGGTCACTATTGACCTAAACCCAGGGGACAAGGTAATCTACTCTAAGTATTCTGGTACAGAGATTGAACACAATTACGAGAAGTTGATTATCCTTCCATACCGTGACATCTTTGCAGTAGTTGAGGGATAATGCACACTGAAGAACTTCTTGAGGTTGTATTTGGTGTTGAGCACATCATTGCAGAGTTCTTTTGGAATGCTGTGTTCGCACTAACCGTATTGGGTTTGTCTAAGGCTCGTGCCTTGCGTAAAATTCACAAGTACATTGACGATAGGCATGAGGTTAAGCATGACAAGTACTGAGCTAAAGTGTAACTGGCCACAAGGCTATCTACATGTTACGCAACAGTTATTGGATGATCAAAAGAAACATCAAAGACTTAGTGTGTACAATGAGATAATCAGTGAGCTAGAGTCTGAACTGTTTGCAAATAAAGAAGAAGATCCGTATTATGGATATTATCTAAAGGCAGTAATCGAACGAATACAGTCCAAGCTATAAAGTCTTGGGGCAGTAGTTCAGTTGGTTAGAGCACCACTCTTATAAGGTGGTTGTCGTGGGTTCAAGCCCCACCTGCCCTACCATCTCTCCATAGCTCAGCTGGATAGAGCAACGGACTTCTAATCCGTAGGTCGTAGGTTCGAATCCTACTGGGGAGGCAAATGATATAATGAATAATATGGAAAATATTAGAGTAATAAATAACTTCATCACAAAAGATGATGCAGAAAAGCTGATTGACTTTATTGAAAATAAGCTATCTTTGTTTGTGTATAACAAAGATCGTAAGCGATACATGCTTAGATTTGGGTATGATGAAGAGTTGCCAGAACAAGCAATTCACTCTATGTTTATAGTAAAGCCAATCAGAGACTTGCTAATACAAATCTTTGAGAAAACAAATGATGTAGTTGGCAAAGACCTTTTTCTAACGTCTTGGTTCATATCAAAACAAATTCCTGGTGCCAAGCTATTGCCACACAAAGACGGTGCTAAGGGAATGAATGATCACCTTGAATATACAGCCATGCTATATTTAAATGATTTAGATAATAATGGCACAATATCATTTCCAGATCTAAAACTTGACATTACCCCACAGCTTGGAGATTTAATAGTTTTTAAATCTCTTGAGCATGAGCACATGGTGTCTGATGTAACTCAAGATAGATACTCACTTCCAATGTGGTTTACAAAAGATGAAAGCTTGAAATTTAATGGACAAAATATTTATTAACATTGCAGCCTACCGTGATCCACTGCTAGTCAGGACTCTCACGCAGGCTTACCAGAAGGCTGACCATCCAGAAAACCTAGTGTTTGCTCTAGCAATGCAGTATGAGTCAGATATATATCCAGATTTGTCATTTATCCCACGTGAGCAACTTCGCATACTAAACTACGATGTTCCAAGTAGGCCAGGGGTTACAAGAATAAGATACGAACTAAGTAAGTCAGCATACATTGATGAAGATTATTTCCTTATGATTGACTCTCATATGAAATTTAATGATGGCTGGGATACGTGGCTTAAGGTATCTTTAAATAATCTTGGACCAAAAACAGTGATTACTGGTCTTGGAGAAGTGCATGATGGTATGCTCAGGCTAAAAACTTGTGAGATTGTTCAAGGGCATACTGATTTAGTTTTTCAGGGAAAAGAATATACAGTCCCAATGAACTATGAAGACACACAAAGATTTTATAAGACACCATACATAGCTTGTGGCTTTATGTTCACCTATGGATCTTTCGTAAATGAGGTAGGATTTGATGAATATAGTCAGTTTGATTCGGAGGAGCCTTACCTTAGCTGGAGAACATTTATGTCTGGCTGGGACATATACCATACATCATATTGGCCAATCACCCACTCCCCTGACAATTACTATGATGATGCCTGGGGTGGATTTGTAAATAGAAAGTTTATTCGTGACGGCCTAGAGAATATGTTTAGGTCTAACTTAATAATGTTAAAGTCTTTGGCATATGTGTATAACGACTATTCTATATATGCAATAAAAAATGCCACCAGAAAACCAGAGGAATGGTTCTTAGAGTGTGGCTATACTATTAGTGATTATAAAAAAATTCTTTCACATTTTGACAAATTGATACGTAATAACGCATCAGGGGATGATATAATAATTCTATGACTAATATGACTAAGTGTGCCTTTTGTGGCAATGAGAATATGGCAGAGGTAAAGTATGGCTTTCCTACCCCAGTAATGATTGAACGTGCTAAGCAGGAGTTAATTGCTCTTGGTGGCTTGTATGACCAAGGGATCACTCACTATTGCTATTCATGCAATGAAACGTTCCCACCAACTGAATGGCCTGGCTCTGTAGAATAAAAGAAAAGAGTTTACAGTGATTGGCCCTATAAGAGCTCATGAACTTGACAGTGTTGCTGCTGACATAACATCAAAAATTAAACAGCACAACATGGGTAATTTTTTGGTACCTGCAGCAAAACCATTTCTTCAGCAACGCAGTGAAGGAAACTATTCTAAAATCTTTGGTAATGATGACGGATACAAAGTTCTTGGCATGTTCAATGACTTTGGCTGCAGGTGTGATGACTTTAAAAAAGATCACGGTGGTAAGCTGCACGTCCTTTATGCTGGATGTTCAATGACTTATGGCGAAGGTTTGCCAATACAAGATGTATGGAGTTACCTAGTTCACCAATATATTAATACTATTACAGAAACTAGTGGGTACTTTAATGTTGGCAAAACTGGAATTAACTTCCATGAAATGTTAAATCAAATTATGGGGTATATGAAGTATGCTGGAAAACCAGATGTAATATTTTTAATGCTTCCTGAGATTGGCAGAGAGTTCTTGGAGTACCCAACACAAATGTGGCCAATGAATGTTGATGCTCTTAACACTCCAGGCAAAGATGAAATTCCAACAACAATTAAAAACTTCCGTGAAAGATTAATTAACTTTAAGATCATGTGCGATCTTTTAGGGATTAAATTAATAATTGGATGTTGGGCAATGAATATGCGTAACCATGGATTAATTGTTTCACAGTACTCAGACCCGTTTAGAGATATTGAAGTTGTCAATGTAGCAGGTAAGACACACTGGCTGCAAGATTTTAGAGAGCATGATCTTGGACATCCAGAAATTGAAAAAGAAATTTTAGATAGTTTAGATCCAAAAGATCCAAGAAGAAAGATGGTTTATTTAGCATTAGATGATGCTCATCCTGGATTGCTTGGTCAAAAGATTATGGCTCACTACATTATTGAGCATTTAAAGAAAAGTGATCTACTTCACAAAAATTGATTTTCGCTTGACAAGCACAGAATTCCCATGATATACTAGTTAGTAAGTAGAGACACCCTTTAAAAAGGTGTCTTTATGTTTCTACAGGAGGAAGCGAATGATACAACCAGAAAATAACGGTAGAATTGCACTTGCATTCACTACTGTTGTCGTTATGTTGGCATTTATCACTTCAAGTGCTAACGCTGCGACAGCTATTGCTCCCTCAACTACTCCTGCCCCAAAGGCAAAGTATTTGAGTGTAACTGTCGCAACAAAGCCAAGCCCGTTAGAACAGGCTACTAAGCTAGCAAAAACCGTTTCTAAAAATAAGTATGACACTAATGACATGCTTACGGCTGAGGAGCTAAAGGCTGTACTATACAGCGTTGGCTTCCGTGGCAATGATCTAAAAGAGGCATGGGCAATTGCAATGAAGGAGTCAAATGGTAGACCAATGGCTCACAATCGCAATGCCAGCACAGGAGACAATTCATATGGTCTATTCCAGATTAATATGATTGGCTCACTGGGCCCAGACAGATTAGAGAAGTTTAATCTTAAGAATAACTCTGATTTGTTTGACCCAGTAACTAGTGCGAAAATTGCATTCTTTATGTCTAATGGAGGCCAAGACTGGTCTGCATGGCATGGGATTACATCAAGAACTAAAGAGTTCATGAAAGATTTCCCTAGTGATTCATAATCTAATAATAGGTATTTCGCCTCATCCAGAAAAGTTTTGGATCAATCTTGAAACCCAGAACCTTTTGGGTGGGGCGAAGTTCCTTGGAGATGCTAATCAAACTATAGAAATAAAGTTTGAAAATTTGCTAAGAAACCCATTTGACTACGATGACCCTGAAACAGTTTTACACGTCAAAACTTTGAGGTATGTAGTTGATTCTAGATTGCCAGAGATGGTTAATCTAGATGATATTGATAAGCTAGTTATTCATAGGG